AATGAGAACTTTATTAATCATGTCTCTGAATTTCAGATAAAGGATAGAGTAATGGAGTACCTGGTGCAATCAAATCGGATACCTGTATTTGATGCTGTAGCTGAGAAATCTAAACTATTTACTCCTCAATATCTTAGCATGATAGATACTGCTAATGTAGAGATGGAAAGGGATGGGATAGACTATGGTATGATTTACTATAAGAATGCAGCTGTCAAAGTATTTGCTAAGCACCATGAGATATATGAATACTCAGAGCTTAAAGGATATGTATGGAATAATCAGATAATAGATAGAGATTTAATAGATGCTGATCACCATGAGTCAATGTTTAGGTCTTTCATTTGGTTTATCTCAGGGCAGGAGGTAGAGAGATATGATACTATGAAGAGCATCATAGGCTATATGCTACATTCTTATAAGACATCTGCTAATAATAAGGCAATTATTCTAAATGATGAAACTATCTCAGATAATCCTAATGGAGGTAGTGGTAAGGGGATTTTGATTAATGCTATTGGATACATGAAAAAAGTTAGCACCATTGATGGTAAGACCTTTGACTCAAATAAATCATTTCCTTATCAGACTGTATCTTCTGATTGCCAGGTGCTGGCATTTGATGATGTAAGAAAGAACTTTAACTTTGAGAGCTTATTTAGTATAATTACTGAGGGACTTACTATTGAATACAAAGGTAGAGATGCAATTAAACTACCTGTAAAAGACTCACCTAAGGTACTTATCTCTACTAACTACACTATTAAAGCAGATGGTGGCTCTTTCAAGCGTAGGATGTTTGAAGTGGAGCTGAGTAGTTACTTTGGTACTCATCACACTCCATTTGATGAATTTGGCTATATGCTATTTGAAGATTGGGATGAACAGGAATGGGCGAGGTTTGACCATTACATGATTAATTGCTTGAATTATTACCTAGAGAATGGCTTAGTAGAATCTGAAGCTAAGAATCTAGAGCTAAGAAAGTTTATCAATGAGACATCTCAAGACTTTATAGAATGGGTAGATAATAAGAATTTAGGATTTGACCAAAGATTGAATAAGGTGTCAATGTTTGAGAACTTTATAGCAGAATACACTGATCAAAAGAAGTACCTTACTAACAGAACTTTCAATAAATGGTGTAAGAAGTATGCAGAATATAATGGTAAGGAGTATGTCGATGGATCTAGCAATGGTGCTAGATGGTTTGAGATTAAATCACAAAGAGATCCTGATGTATGGGATAGTATAAATTATAATTGATATGAGTGAATTAAAGTATTTATATGCTTGTTTAAAAGATGGTACTGTTGTATCTATATCAGATGCTGATAAGAGTCAAGAGTATTATCTTTATCCTGGTGAAAAAGTAAAATTAATTTTAAGACATGGAAAAGTTTATCAAAAGCATTTTGCTGTAAAGTCTGAAGATTTACATTTAATTAATGAAAGCCCTGAGCATTATAATTTTAAAATGAATATATTAAAAGAGGGATATTTTTATTATAAAGAATATAAACTTTTGATAAAAAATGCTAAAGTAGAGCTAAGAATTTCAAATAGCTTATATAGAGCAGATGTATTTGGAGAGTTATTATGTGGCACTCCTTGTATTATTGAAGTTATAAAAACATGTAAAGTAAGTGAAGAAAAAAAAGAATTTATTAATGAGAATCAAATATTAACTTTTGAAATAATAATAGACAAAGATGGAAATCAAATCATTGAGCAATCTAATTGCTATGGAAACGCAGAACTTGAAAGACTTACAAGTGAAATTGTCAACTATAAAGATGAAATTACCAGGGCTGATTACAAGTTTAGATGGAAAGCTAAAGACTTATACATGGGACATGAAAATGAAATACGGTCCATTGATAATAGAGTTGAAACAGCAATCCGAAATGCAGGAGGAAGCATTGAAAATATACGAAGAAGAGCTGAAGAAGTACGAGAAGAGTTGCGAGAAAAATACATTAATAGAAAATCAAAAATATTTCAACAATCAGATGAAAATTTTGAAACCTTTAATTCAGAAGCCTCTAAGATACTATCAGAAATTGAAGAACAAAGAGCATTATTTGCAGAAATTGAATACTATGCAAGAAAAATCAGAGAACTTGAAGGAGAAATTAAGATCCAATCCGAATTGGAAAGTGAGGTACGAAAAATTAGTGAAGATTGCCAACCTGAATGGTTTGGATATTTCCCAAAAGGAGTTCCTAAATTAAATCATATTTTTTATTTTATATCATGAACAAAGAAAACAAAACACTTTTAAAAGCCTTAGAGATTAACTACCTCACACTTAAGCACCCTACTATGCCATACATAACGGCATCAGATTGGAATGATAACTCTGCCAATGCTCTGACTAAATGTATCATTCACTTTCTAACCTATTCAGGCTTTCAAGCTGAGAGAATCAATACAATGGGAGTATATAGAGAGGGTAAGAAGATACAGGTAGGTGAAAATACTAGACAGCTGAAAGGCACTTATACTCCTAGCACAGGTACAAAAGGCTCAGCTGATATATCTGCCACCATTAGAGGTAGGTCAGTTAAGATTGAGGTGAAGTATGGTAAGGATAGGCAGTCAGAGGTGCAAAAGAGGTATCAGGAATCAGTAGAAGCTGCAGGAGGTACATACTTTATTGCAAGAACTTTTGATGAATTTATGATATTTTATTATAATTTTATTGCAGATATGAATTAATTGATTATCTTTGTTGAAATAATTTAAATTTATACACATGGAAACAAAAACAAAAGCTGTAGTACCAGCACCTGTACTAACCCTGCACCAAAAGCTCCACAAGGCTAAGCAGTCAATCGGCAAAGTAGCTAAGAATGCTACCAATCCACACTTTAAAAAGTCATACAGTGACATCAATGCAATCACTGAGGCAGTAGAGCCTATCTTATTAGAGAATGGTCTACTATTATTACAGCCTATTCAAGGCAATTCAGTATGTACTCAGATTATTTGCATAGATTCTAATGAGTCAATAGAGTCATGTATGGAATTACCTGCAGGATTGAATCCTCAGCAAGTAGGATCTGCTGTGACTTACTATCGTAGATATACTTTGAGCAGTATCTTATGCTTGCAGTCAGTAGATGACGATGCAAATCTAGCTAGTGTACCTGTTAAGGCTGCTAAGCCTGGTCTATCTAAAGAAAGATTTGAGGAGGCACTTGTATCTATTCAAGATGGTAAGTTTACTATCCCTAAGCTAAGAGAGACCTTTGAGCTAACTGATTTACAACTTAAAGCACTTATGTTACTATGAAATGGCATCCATCTTCACTCGGAAAACTAATGACAGCATCTCGGACTAAGTCTGAGGTGCTATCTGAAACTACTAAGAGCTACATTAGAGGTGTAGCTAAGCAAGATTTCTATGGTTACAATGTAGAATTGAATAACAAGTACATTAATAAGGGCAATCTACAGGAGAATGATTCTATAGCTCTATTCAACTCGGTAATGTTTAGCAACTACTCTAAGAACACTGAGAGACTAAACAACGAATGGCTCACAGGAGAGGCTGATATAGTACTAGATGACCAAATAGTAGACATTAAGACATCATGGTCATTAGAAACGTTCCCTGCTACCTCAGAAGAGGGTATAAATAAAGATTATGAGTGGCAGCTAAGAGCTTACATGATGTTATATAATAAGAACTATGCTAGTCTAGTCTATTGTATGGTATCTACTCATCCATCTCTACTCAACGAATGGGAGAACTTATCACTGCATCAGGTAGATCACATAGCTCCTGAGAAGAGAATCACTACTCTACTCTTCAGTAGAGACCTGGAGCTTGAGGAGGAGATAAAGGTACGGTTGCATCATTGCACTGAGTATTATGTGACATATATTAATAGACTTAATAATAAATGATGAACGAAAAAACCATGGCAATGATCCTAGCACTAGTAGTCTATGGATTGATAATAATAGGAGTATATAAATTAATAACTATAATATGAATGATTACAAAGTAAAAGGACTTATCAAAGTGATAGGTGATACCGTACAGGTGACTGAGAAGTTCTCTAAAAGAGAAGTAGTAATAACCGTAGAGGATGGTAAATATCCCCAACACATCAGCCTACAGGCTACAGGAGACAAAACAGCTCTACTAGATGGCTGCAGAGTAGGTGAAGAGGTAGAAGCATCATTCAATCTGAGAGGTAGAGAGTGGCAGGATAAGCATTTTAACTCATTAGAGTTATGGAAGATAGATCTATTAACTGCAGCTCCAGCTCATGTACCTGATAATCCTGGTGATGATCTCCCTTTCTAAGGGGCAGAGCTTAAAAGACTTTATGATTGAAGAGACTAAGTCTAAGCTCACCCAAAGATACAAGCTCAGTCATTATGCTGAAGATATCGGTGTCTCTTACTGCTCCATTTGGAGATTCACCAATGGTAAGGCTGTAAATGAGCAGTTCTATCTCAAATGGTGGAAAAATTATCTAAATAATCAATAACTTTATGGCAGTCTTATGGCTGCCTTTGTTATTTTTGCGTATGAACATACTAACCTACATTGCAATATCATGGTTTCTAGTAAACTTTGAGCCATTACAGCTACTGATTGATTCAATCTATAGCAAATTCAAACCTAGCATTCTAGCAATGTATCTGCATTCATCTGCTACCTGTATCAAATGCGTATCTTTTTGGCTAACATTATTATGCACCTGGTCTTTTGTTCAGGCAACTATTGTGGCTCTATTGTCGTTTATATTACAGGAATGTTTACAGAAGCTGAGCAAGTAATAATACAACAGGTATTCAGTCTACCTGAGAAAGAGCAATCCTATAAGATTCATCTATTAAAACTCAAAGCTATTAAAGATAGGCTAGTTAGTTATGAGAAAGAATGCTTTTGTGGTGGAGTAAGGAGGAAGATATGGCTTAAGGATTTCAAGCAATGGTATGAGACCTATACTTGACCAATACATAGCAGCTCACTATAAAGAGATAAGGAAATATACTAACTATTTTCTAGTAAGAATGAAGTCTAATATTTCAGCTGATGCTGTAATAAATAACTCTTTTTTATATTTGTGTAATATAGATATAGAGGTGACTGATCCTGGTAAGGTCAAAGCATATCTATTAAATACTATTAAGATGCAGATACTTTGGTCTACCTCACTAACTAATAGGCAAGAGAGAGTGACAGCTACAGATAGTACTATGCCTATAGTGATGGATGATGATACTGATCTGTGGGATAAGATTAGAGATGATATGCAGTATCAGAACAACATGGCAGTGATAGAGACATATAGAGGTAGGATTACAGATAGGATTAAGCTGATAGTGTTCCAATGTTACTTTGATAAAGGATACAGTACAGCTAGAGCAATGGCAGAATATTTCAGAATACCTGTAACATCTGCTCATTATTGGATACAAGAGATAAAAACCGATTTAAAAAACCTAAGAGATGAAAATTAAAGATGAATTTATTGGAGCTAAGATCTCCCACAAAGGTAACAGGATTACTTTAGATGCTAATAGATATGATTACTTTGTATCTATAGGTCTAGGCTATATGTTTGAAGAACCTACAGTATCTGAGCCTAAAGTAGTGAAGTATAAAGCAGTCAAAGGACCAATACCTGAGCCTGAAGTAACTGAGGAGGATGGCACAGAAGCAGAGTAGCATATCATTCGCTAGAAAGCCTAAGGTGAAGAGACCAGGTGTTCAT